TTCGGTACTTTAGATAGTAATCGTTGATTTCTCCTAAAATTGTAACCATTGCGCCTTGGTGACGCTTTGCCAAAGACTCAACGGCTTGCGGAGACTTCCGGCCCTCAAGATTGGCTTTCTTCAGGGTGTTGTTTTCTACTAGCTGCTCAGAAACACGCGCAGCAGACCGTAAAGGAGAATTGCGGGTTCTCGGCCCCGGGAACATAAATTGCTGAGCTGAGTCAAGATAGCTCCAAGTCGGGACATCACCAGTCTCAGCCCTGACAGGCGCAGCACCACGGGTGCGGCTTGCACCACCAACACCAGGTGAAAAACGCCTAGAGCCAGGCGGCTGGAACTCAATCTGCGGAATGATGTTCTCATTCCCACTAAAGAGCTTAGGCGTCCCTGACATCTCGCTGTGCACTGCCGTCGAGATATCGTCAAACTCTCTAGCCGAAATGCTTGTCCGATACTTACCAAACGACATCACGCCAAACGTCGCTGCGCTAATGGCAGTCCCAGCAAAGATGTTTGCAATCGACTGATTTAGGGTTCTATTTCCCTGAGTTGCCTGAAGGATTGCTTCTGTCGAAACGCTGCTTTGAAGCCCAACCTTGGCTCCTGACTGAACGCCACGGATAAAGGTCTTCATTGCGCCAAGCTCAGCAACCAATGGACCGCCAAAAAGCAAATTCACAGGGTCCGTCACGCCGGCAATGGCCTCACCAAACAAACGAGTACCCGTGCTTGACTGAGAAAGAATCAGCTGGTCTCGCTCACGATTCTTAAAGTTCCTGACAATCGCAGCTGTCTCTGAAGGAGATCGGCTGTAGGTAACGTCACCAAGTGCACCAACAGGGACAATCGGATCATCAAAAGGATCGTAGCCCTCTACGTACTGCCCAAAGCTATAGTCAGTCCGATTGCTTTGAATAGAGCCAAACGTATTCTCGAGACGCATTGCAGCCCCAACCGTCTCTCGTAAGGTTGGCTTCCAGTCGAGATCGAACTTCTCCCAAAACCTCTCTCGGGAGACAACAAAATCGTCTGTGTCAAAAACCTGTCCCATTATTCCTGAAACTCAGGTGTGATCTGATTTGTGTCGATCTGAAGCTGCGGAAGGTTTAGGCCAGCACTAGACGCCATGTTTTCAATAAGACCGTCAAAGGTCTGGGAAATCGGGCCAAAGTACTTTCTCTTAAACTTGCCGACTCTAATCCTACGTTCAGCGTCTAGCTGTCCAGGCTCCGTATCTGGCGTAAACAACAGCCGGGTTTGCTGACCATTCTCAGGGTTTGTGCCCCACATGGTTCGACCCTGAAACAGAATCTCCCAAACAGGTTTTCCGTTACGCATCTCAACAAAGTCTAGGGTGATATCCCGACCAAGCATCGGCACTTTGCCGTCTTCGTCAAAATCAACACCCTCAATGCCACGAAAGGTCTTGAAACCTAAATTCTTAGGCGTTTTATCTGTGGGAAGTCCGAAAATGCCAGTGAATTGAACTCGGATATCCCTATCGCTAAGCCTGCGAATAATGCCGTCAGTAGTACCTAAAAGATCAGGGTTTTCTTTAAGAAATTCTACAAGAGTCCGACCCGCCTGTACCTCTAGCGTAATGCCAGAGCCAAATTGACGCCAATTCTCGTTATACAGACCAAGGCGATCAAGCCTTACCTGTCCACCAGAAAAGTCTCGCTGATAGCGTGAAGCAACATTCTTAACCGCAAGATCTAGCGCAGCCTCACGATCCATGCCGCCACGAATGTTTTGATAAACGTATTGCTCTGTTACGCCGAGAAGGAAATTGATCTGCTTTTGCGTTGCCCCAATATCAGAAGGCCTGTCAGGAATGTCCTTAAAGAACAACAATATCCGTTTGTTGAGCTCAGCTGTCAGCTTGTCTTCTGCAATAGAGTTTTCGCCCTGCTCTCCTTTTTCAAAGAGATACGCGCTCTGATTAAGCGATAGCCGGGCTGTTTTTGAAAACTCATCAACATTGCGGCTGAGGCGAATCATCTCACCAATTCGACCACCAAGCATCGGTGGTGAAGCAGAGTCACCATCCGTGGCGTTGTAAGTATCAACGAGGGTTTGTACTTGCTTAGAAAGATCATCCCTAAGCGTTGGCTCTGCCTCTACATACTTAGACAAAGCGCCAATAGCCCAATAGCGCCTGACATCGGCTTCGGGGTCTTCGGTCAAATCAGTTGCAAGGCTCTGAATGCCGTTCAGCACATAAGGCGGCAAATAGCCAAACGTCTCAACAGCTTCCAGGCCAATCAAGAAGCCCGAACCAAGGGCAACAGATCCAGCATCATCATTGCCGAGGAAGTTATCGACAATCAGATCTCGCATCTGAATGTTTTCGTCGGGGTCCAAACCCATGTTTTGTTGCAAGGCAATAGGTGCTGCCTGCTCAAAGAATTGCTCATCGACAACCCGAGCTATTTCAGGGTCATTGTTGGCATTAACAATCGCATTACCCTTTAAGACCCTGGAATAAATCTCCCTGTCATCGATGTAATCCAACCGAGCCTGACCAGCTGCACTAAGTGACTCCATCCACCGATCGATAAACGGGATCTCTTCGTCAGATGCCCGGTTCATCTCCTTGCGAAAAAACTCAATGATCCTGGGAACATCTGCACGTTCTGCAACAGAAAGCTCACGGCGAACGTATGCGGCTTTACCAGCAACGGTCAGCTCAGCTCGCATACCAGCTAACTTGCCGGCTGAAAACTCAGGATACAGTTTCTCTAGGGCATCGATGTTATTCGAAACTGCATTAAACTTGTCTTCGAGGGCTTTTGCATCAACTGGCTGTTGAGGGTCAAAATTACCGGCAAGAGACGTTACGGCACTGACCGCTGTATCAAGAGACGCAAAGTCTGCATTAAACTTCTCTTTCCGAAGCGCCTTAGCTGCTCGGGCTTCTGTCTCAGCACGATTGTATAAAGCGCCGCCGTCTTCAGTTGATAGAAACTGAAACTGATCGATACCACCAGCAACAACGCTTTCTGGGTCTAGCTCGATCTGTCGAGTGTAATACTTTCTCTCAATGGCCTGTTTGGCCTCAAGGTGCATTTCGTCGGCTCGTTGCCGCCCAACAATCGGAACCGCGTTTTCAATCGTATCTGTCAGGTTTTGTAAACGCACTCGAGTGGCAGGATCTGCAAAACCACCCTCAGCCGAAGCCTCAGCAACCTGTTCGGTCAAAGCCTCGATGCGGGCCGGGACAATGATGGCCTCTTGCTTACGGGCAGCCTGCATAGCTCGCAGAGATGCCGTAGAAGCGTCAGCGGCGAGTCTAGAGCGTAGTTTAGCCTTATCGTTATCTGTCAGGCCCACTTCATCTGCACGACGCTCATAAGCCTCTCTAAGAGCCTCAGACTGCTCCTTAATTGTCTTATGCCAAGTCGCATAGTCATCCGGCTTAAGTTCGTTTTGGACCTTTGCGATTTCTTCGTTGAATTCCAGGCTTAGGTTGTTGGCTTTAACGGAGCTATCACGATCGATCATGTTTTGACCGATATTCGCGATCTGCTTACCTAAATTCTGAAGCGCCTGAGTTCCCTGTGTATTCGGACTAGGCAAAAACGGCCGAGTCGGATTGAAGTTAGGAACATCCTGCCGGCCAGCCGATGTTGGGCTAAGTGTGCGCCTAAAGCTAGGAGTTCTCATTACGCAAGCCCTGATACAATGGTGATCGGATTAATAAAGGCAGCCTGCTTAGCTGCAGACTGCTGCTGATTAAAGGCTTGCTGCTGAGCCTGAGAAACAGCAACGCTTGTATCCTTACGCTTCTTCAGAATTTTCTTCTCAAACTCAGCCCGTTCAATCGCAATGCTTTCATTGCGCTGGCTAATTTCCAGCTCTAACGCCGCATCAAACAAGGCGTCTTCAAGTGACGCCGAAAGCTCAGCTGAGCGTTGGTCAATTTCACCAAAGCGAAGGTTAATTTCGTCCAGCCGTTGAGACGCTTCTGAAATATCAATGTCTCCACGGCGTTGCACATTACCGCGCTCTACATCAGCCGTGATCTTGGCAAGGCTTTTTGCAAAATTTGTTTCACGATTAATTAGGTTCACCGATTCCGTTACCGAATCAGAGTCAACACGCAACCCAGCAGCCGCAGCCGTCGATCGAGCCTGACCAACAAGCTCCGATCGTTGAAGATCTAGCTGACGCTGTTCCTCTGCCGACTGAGCATCAATATTTGAGATTGTCGCAGCAATGATTTGTTGGTTGATGTCACGACGCTGAGTAACGCCTGTTTTGGATAAGCCTAGAATGCTCTGATCCCGAGCAATAGCCTGTCTTCCAAAGCCTTCTGAACGGATAGCCCGTGCACGTTTATTCGCAATCTCTCTCTCTCGAATATCAGCGGCTTCTTTAGTCGATTTAATCTGAGTATCTAAAGCCTCTGTCTGAAGCTCAAATAGGGCTTGAAGCTCAGCTGCGTTAGTCGCAGCAATACCAGCATTAATGCCAAATACATCAGCCTGTGCACTGGCTTGTTGGTAAGATCCAAAGGCATTCAGAAGAGTGCCGCCAATTTTTAAGCCTTGACCAAGGGTCGAGCCTCCAAATCCTCTAATTGCAGACGTAATACCGCTAAAAGCACCTGCAATGCCTGTCGCAGCACTACCAAAGGTTACGCCAGCCGCACCTCCACTAAGCGCCGCAGCAGCAGCTGAAGCACCTGTAAGGCCAGCAGCTGCACTACCCGCAGCAGCGCCAGCAGCCCCTATACCAGCAATAGCACCAAAAGCACCAATACCTGATGCGATGCCAATTGCCGGCAAGGCAACCTTAGCAACCTTCTTAAAGACCTTCTTAATGCCGCTAAAAAAGCCCATCTCTACACCGCGCTGTAATTACCGTGGATAACAATAGCATTTATGCTGAAGTTGTAAGGCTGGCTTCCCTCAATGGTAATCGTTCCGTCTCGACTCCATGACGTATCGGGAATAACAGTTACAACACCAGTCTTTGTCGGTGGCGCAGCATCCATAGGGTCACTTGCGTCCCTGTACTGGATATCATCACCGTTTACCGTGCTTCCTAGAGCCTCTCTAAGAAGCAGGATAACCTTGTGAGCCCTGTTCTTTGATCCCATCGTCGATCCAAGACCGAAGTTTGCATCAATCGGCAATGTTTCGAGCGTGTGGGTAAATGGCATCCCTGCTTCAATTTCTTCAGCCGCAGCGGTAAGTGTGATGTCGCCAGTCCCAACAACAAGGCTTGGCACAACAGCACCATCCGCCTTGACTGTGACCGTCTCGGCCTCAAGGTGCCAAAGACCTCCAGGATTGACCGTCAATGTTGAATCGTAAGACATGGCGCAGTCTGTGTTGAGCGCCGGATCTTCATACTCAACGTATCGAACTGTGTTGCCGTCGATCGTTCGTTTTACGATAAACCAGGCACGATCGGTTTTTTTAATACCTGTGTCGGGAACCTGAACCGTCTCAACAGATTCAAAGCTTCCGTCAGTTGTCCACTTAGACCAAGCTAATGAGCCCCGCTTTTTGTCATAGGTGCAATGCAGCAAGCACCCATCATTGCAGATAGCAAGAATGGATCTGTAAGGGTGATGGGAGTAAGCCAGCTGCGTATAACCATCATCAGCCATGTCATCGGCAGCAAAGGTAAGATCTTCTGTCTCAAAAATTGGTGTTGTTGTGTTCCGCCGATTGATAGACACACCCATAATCAGGGCTTTAGTTCGATGAACGAAAACAAGCGTGTCAGGGGTTTCAACAGGCTGGATTAAAGCAGAGCCTTCGTAGCTCATAGGTCGGACGGCAGCATCAGCCGGCGTAATCGCCCCTGTTCGACGCCACTCAGCTCGAGTTGAGCCACACAAAAGCTCACTCTCAATGCCAGAAATCCATTGAACTGAGTTTTCGCGCTTAGCGGCAATCGTATAGGACGTTGCGTCATCTGTAGACGCATCGTCGGGCGACATCTCTTCGTAATTTCCTACGGCTGAGTACCAAAAAGTTTGGTGCTGCTTTGTGCTTGCAGCAAGAACAAGACGCTGCTCTGCAATAAAAATTGCACGAGGGTACCCTGTCGTGTCGGAGAATGCCCCAAGACGCCAATTTTTTGTCGCCGTGGTTGCAGATAGTGTCGTGCCTAT